GAGAACACCAAAATTCTCCGCGAGGCGGATTAGATCCTCGTTGACCAACATGGCTTCAATTGTGTAGATCTTGCCGGGATTCTCCTCGGCCCCCACCTTCAACAGATCCTCGAAGGCTTCGCTGGTGTAGGCAGGTTCGACGGTAATGTTTTTGTACGGGTCGCCGGGAAACTTTGGATTGGGTCTCTCAAGTGTTTTTGCGTAATTGACGTAGTACGACGGGGGCTTTTCCTTTAGCTTTAGCCCCGTTTCCAGCTGAAACATGTCCTGTCCCTGCTCCGATATACGGGGATGCTTCTCGTAGTTGATGTACGCCCCGATAGTGCCGCCTTCAATGCCATGTGCGTCGCGGCCGCCAAACGGGTCCACACCCTTCCGACCAACATATCTGGATTGTAGTTTGGGGTCTTTCACGTGGATGTAATGGACCCCGTGCTGGCCAAAGCGCTCAGTGACAAGACCGAGTTCCTTGGCGCGGGTACGAGCGCCCATGATGGCCTTGCCAGCGCCAAGGGGCTGGTCGACCATTTCCAGGGGGTCGCCGATGATCCTTGCGGCCTGTTGTACTGGCTTTGGGATGACGCGGTTTACGGCCTGTGCAACGCGCTCGCGGCCGGTCAATGCCCTGATTTCGCCGTGGGGCGACGTCGCGCGTGGTTCTGGCACACCCATCTGCCGCATCTGGGCCTGTATTTGCTCCGGTGGGGAGCCACGCAGCATGAATTGTACAGTGGGATCGTCCATCATGCGGTTGTACCCTTGTACAGCACCACGCCGCAACGGGTTCTGGATCTTGCTGGCGTCTTTTGGAAACAGCGATCCAATGGCCCTGTGTATTGGATTCATCTTCGACGTCCCATATCATCGAGGGTTTGGTGTGTCCACCGTTGTAATAGCTGCCTCGAAACATCGGGATGATACGCTTCTGTTATATAGGTAGCTATATCCGCGTCGTCCATAGCAGAGTCGGCCATTAAAATCATTTCATCCCACCCTTCCTCGTGCTGCGTCAGATATTGTTCGACGGGAACACGCTCGTCTGCATGGTAGCGTCTTTGTGGCCCACGCCTGTTGGCTCTGTGAATTATCCGCTTTGCTTGTCTCAAGAACGGTATGTCCGCAGGGTCAATACCACTCCAATTTTCCCCTTTTCCTCCTCCTTGTATAACGCGAAGGGGTGGTTTCACACCAACTGAACCAACCCCCGCCACCGGAATATTACTAGGATCCGATGCCATTCCCCACAAAGCCTTTTGTACTGCTACCCGTAGTGGATTAGCGCCAGGATAGTCCTGTAACTGTCTGGGCATTCCGGGTTTCTTGAACTCAGGCATCATTCGCCCCCATATCAACGTACAAACGCTTGGTTGGCTTGTTGAACCCACCGTCCTCGACCAAACCGCGCTCTTTCATCAGCGTTTCCTGCCGTACAAACGGTTAATGCGTTGAAGGTTGCGGTTCGCCCGCACTCGCGCGTCCTTGATCTCAACCGGGCGAATGGCTGGCCAACGCGACAGAATCTCCTCGTCGGACGCCCCCTCCTCCATGAAGCCCTGGAGGATTGGCGGACCTGGAACAGGAGACATGCCGAGTGCCAGGGATGCGGCGCTCTGAGGCGACAACCTGTAGTTGCGTAGACTGAGTGATCTGGACTTTACCCATGGTGGTATAGCGTTAGGCATCAGAAGCCCCCATATCCACGTAAAGCCGCTTTTTCGGCTTGGTCCACCCACCGTCCTCTATAAGTCCCTTTTCGCGTAAAATGGCCGCTTTCTGTTCGCGTGAGCGGATTTCTGCGGGCTGCCATTGCTCGCCGACTTGCTTGCCCAATGTCTCGTCGATGTAGCCGCCTTCTGGGACATAGGCGTCTACCAGGCGAGGGGGCTTGTCGCTGACCTTGCGCCATTGGCCGTCGATGTAGCGGTATGACCCGGTTTTGCTCATTAACGACCTCCCATTAATGCGCGTACAACCGCCTCTTCAGCGGTCATAAGCCCCTTTTTAGATCGATCTTTAGCAGCACCGGACGCTACAGCCGCATGTTTCTTTGTGATCTCCTTTGACTTCTTTTTGTACTTTTTCTTGTACTCGGGGCTTACGTGCTTCATGTCGGACGCTGCTTTGTCCATCCGCTTACGTCCTTTAGACACATCGCTGTAAATACGCTGGTCAGCGGTATCCCCAACCTTCTTGCGTTTTGGGTGTAGCTGGTAGTTGATTCCTGGGAGATCAGGCATCTTTGCTCCCTCGCATTGCCTTCTTGACGGATTGCTCGGCCGATAGATAGGAGACTTTGGACTCTGGTTCACCCGACAGCGGTTTGTAGCGGTTAGACATCCCTTGCTTGCCGCCAGACCGCTTCAGGTTGAAGTCAACTATTTGCTCCAGTTTCGGGTTGTACGCGCCTTTTGGCTTTGGCCAGGGCATCAGGAATCCTCCGCCATCTTCAGCATCATGTCCAGGAGTTTGTGCAACAGGTCTTCTTTGATCATGACATAGCCATGTTTGACAGTTAAGGTTGGCGACTCTTGCTTCCAGGAAAATGGATCAGGCCACGGCCTGGGCGCTGGCTGCATGTACGGGTATTGCTGCTGATACCAATCCGGGTTTGTGGTACTGCCGTCGGTGTAATAGTACGAAGTCTCTTTCGTTGCGTCATTCCACTTGGCAATCAATTCGGTCTTGTTCATGTCATCCCCCCGGATTCATTTTGTCGGTACGTGGTCTGGATCCCTGTATGGATCCAGTTCGATTTCCAGCTGCCGCTCGACCACCCCCGCCTTCCATCGCTGCCTGACGCGCTTCTTCTTGTTTCTGCTTGTCGATAACCTCGGGAGGGAGAAGGATTTCTTGTGGATTCTCGTCGAGTAGCTGGGCCATTTTCTGTAAGATTCCATAGCGGTTGGACTCCGGGTAGGCCAGGAATTGTTGGAGCAGCATGGCGCGGCGCATGTCGGTCTCTTTCGACGATTGCTGCATGGAACCGGTGTGGACCGTGACTTCCGTTTCCATCTTCATGATCTCGTCGGTTAGCTCGAAGCCGGGTGGTAGGCCGATCTGGGTTAGGTCAGCTGGCAAACCTGAGATCAGCTGCATGTCCTCTACGCCGACGAACTTGGCGGCGATCATCAGCATCTTGCGGCTCAATTTTGAGCAGTGCTGTTCGACGAAGTCGTTGAGGTCCGCTGTGCGGATATTTGCGCCCGCCACTATTTCGCTGGTTTCGTACGCCGTCTTGGTGCCTGGTACTTTCGACCCTTGCATCATCTCGTTGAAGCCGGTCACGTCGCGGATGTCCTGCTTGATGTTGGCTTCGTGGATGGCGACGTCGGCGGGCAGGGAAGGTACGTCGGCCAGTTTGAGGTCTTGCGGGTTGCCCTGGACCTCGACGACGGTGGCCGACTCCGCGCCGACGAACAGCTGCTTCATGTCTTCTGTCATGAAGTTCACGGGCGTGATGTACTTTGGGATCAGCTTCTTCCAGTGTTCCATCCAATAGGTTCGTAGTCTGGATAGTTCGTCGAGTTGTACGGCGATCAAGGATGCTTCGGCGACGCAGTTTATTTCGTCTGGTACCGGCATCGGTTCCAGGAATTCGGGGAGAAGCCCTTCAGTTCCAAAGGGGTTGTCGAACTTTAGGAGCCACTTGGAGTAGCCGGGTGTACAGTATAGGAATTGGTTGTTGAGTAGGTCTTGGATTTCGTACACGACGGTGCGGCCATAGGCTTTAATGGCGTTCTTGCGTAGTTGGTTGTCGCCGCCTTGGGTGCCTCGGTGGTTGCGGGTTACGACGGATGGCGTGAAGACGCCGGATTTGTTGAATTGTCGTTCGGCGACTGGTATCGGCATGATCATGCGGCGAATGCCGTACCATGCGTTGCGACTGGAATCGGCCTCGATGTCCAGCATATAGTCAAAGGGCGAGACGCGGTCGGCAATGACACTGTCGTATTCGACCGTACCGTCGGGGTCGACAATCGCATTGTAGCCGGGCATCGTGATGCCGCGACCCGCCAGAAGGGCGTCTTTTACTACTCGACGCGTCTCGCTTTTCATGTCCAGTTCGGCCCACACCCAATTGACGTACACTTCTTTGACTGCTGCGGCCAGGACTTCGTGTGGTGTAGTTGGGGATACTCGCTTGCGCGGGCGTACGCTGATGTATGGATTGCGAAAGGTTGCCATGGCCGACTTGATCTCCACGAGTGGAGTCAATAACGGGACGGTGATGCGGGTGCCGCCCGGTTTTACGTTCTTGAACCGCTTGATGGAACTGCGGACCTGGTTCAGGTTCTTCTCGTATGCACGTTCGCAGAGGTTGATCTGCGACATCCACTCGCCGACATTAGCGGTTTTGGGGCGGCCACGTCTGCCGCGTTTGCCCTTGCTCCCCCACCCCTTGCCGCTGGATGGAAACTGGTCCTCGACGATGGCCTCTTGTTGCTCTGGATCAGGGTGTACGCTGCCGTCGAGGTGGTTTTTCGATGTGTGGTCGTCACGGGTTGGCGCTGCCATGGTTCGCCTTTTCAGCCGTCGTAGTTAATACGGTGGTCCCGGCGGTCGTAGTGTTCGTCGGGATTGATACCGTAGTCGTCTACAAACCCCGCGATCGCCGCCTTTCGCTGGGCGTTGAACGACATTGGGTTTACGACGTCAAGTTTGCGCTCGATCTGCGGCTTCCACATGTGCCGGTACCCGGTAACGGCAAGGGCGGACGCGATCACGCGGTCATCGTAACAGCCTGGTTGGGCGGAAAGGGTGGAGTTCTCGCGTTGTACAAAGGTCGACATTTCGCTGCGTGTTTTTTCGCTGAAGATCTTTAGTTGGTCGTCGACAGCGTGACGAAGATGCGTGATGGCTATCTCTTTGGTGCGCTCGGATGTTAGGAAGCCGACTTTCTCCATGCGGTAATCCGACGCACTGCGACGATCGTATTGATAGCGCTGGATGATCTTCGACAAAGGGTAATTGTGGCGAAGGTATTCGATGGTGGCGAAGCCTGGGTTGTTAAGCTCGGGGACCAGGTAGGCACCGTTGAACCGCTCGCCGAGTTCGCAG